TCCTAATGTTCCACCACCAGTTAAACCATCGCCAGCAGTTAAAGTTAGGGCTTCTAAGTCATCTACATTACCCTCTTCGGTTGTAACTCTTCCAGCCAAAGAAGATGAGAGTGCTGTGAAAGAACCACTAATAGCAGTCTGTAAATCTGAATCTGAAAAGTCTACATTAAAAGTTCTATTAGCTGCTATAGTACCACCACCACTTAAACCAGTACCAGCAGTCAATGTTACTCCACTGTGGTCTATATGTTCATTAGCAACAAATCCACTTAAATTATCGTGAACAATTGCTCCATCATCTGTTGTAACCTCATTAGCTGCTACACTAATACCTGTTCCACCTATAACATTCAATACTGAATCGGTAGCCGTCATACCAGCACCAGCCAATAATGTAGCTACATCAGCAAATGCTTCTTTCTTTAATGTGCCAGTAGCACCACCATCTAAAAATAATACATAGTCTCCATTTGCCAGAGCCGCTTCACTAGCTTCAGATAAATCTACATCGACTTGATTTGCCTGTACATCTATAAAATTACCAGCACCTACAGCAAATGTTCTGTCGCTAGCTAATGTTCCACCGCCTGTTAAACCATCACCAGCAGTCAAAGTTATAGCTTCTAAGTCATCTACATTACCCTCTTCAGTTGTAACTCTACCAGCTAATGATGATGAAAGAGCAGTAAAAGAACCACTAATGTTTGCGGCTAATGTAGAATCACCAAAATCAACTGCTAAATTTTCTGAGCCTTCATCTTTAAGTCCAGTTCCTGCGAAGTCACTAACATCTACTCCTATATTTTCTGAACCAAGGTCTTGTAAACCATCTCCTACAAAATCACTTACATCTATATTTAATGTTACTGAACCACCTAATGTTACAGAACCACCAGTTTTTAAACCATCACCAGCAGTTATTGTCACAGCATCTTCTGCTAGTTTAGCAATCGGTATTTCGTCATTATCAATTTCAGCTACTATGGCTGCGGCTAATGTATCAGAAACTCCACTAGCTTCAATTCTTCCAAAAGAACCTGTAGAAGCAGCTGAACCACTAACTATATCGCCTGTTAAGTTTAATAATTCTTTATTGTTTACATCAAAATGTATTTCGTTTACTGTTTCAAAATCTATCTTAGTTTGGGAATCTTCTCCAATTACTAAGTCTGCTTTGTATATAGACTCTATTGTAGTCTGAGCTGCTGTAATAGCAATATCGTTGGCATTTGCAGTTATACCATCTCCACCAACAACATTAATAGTTCTTGTTGAGGCTATTGTTCCACCACCCGTTAAACCATCACCAGCAGTTATAGAAACTCCACTGTGGTCTATGTGTTCGTTTGCTACAAATCCACTCAAATCATCGTGAACAATTGCTGAATCATCCGTTGCAATATCATTAGCATTTACAGTTATACCAGTTCCAGCACCAACGTCTAGTGTGACTGCGCCAGTAGCACCACCACCTGTTAAACCATCACCAGCAGTTACACTCGTAATGTCTCCCTCACTAACTTGAAGTCTAGATGAAATAGAAGCTGAAAAGTCTGTTAGGTTGGTTGATGCTCCAGCAAATCCAGCCACATTGACTGCGCCAAATGAACCTGTAGCTGAACTCGTTACATTACCCTCAAAATAAACATTTTGGTCATCTGGTTTCATATAGAAATTAATATGGTCATCCCCATCACTAGAAACACCGTGTTTAAAAACTAATGAGTCTTGTCCAGCAAATCCATTGGTTCTACCATCATTATAAAAAACCCATTTTCTTTCACCATCACGATGAAGTTCAAATTTATTTAAGGTAGTACCTTTATTACCAATTTGAACAACACTTTCACCACTAGATGTTACAAATAAATTTGAAGTTTTTATATCACCACTAGCAGTAAAATTAGTAACTGTTATGTCTCCGTCTACTGTAAGTAATGATGTTAATGAAGTTTTTGTTCCTATGCCTATCTTATCATTACCAGCATCAACAAAAAACAGATTTGCGTCAGTATCACCCTCAACTCTAAAATCTAAGTCTGCTCCAGCTTCATTAAAAGTTATTTCGCTCGTACTATCTTGAGTAAGGTCTATAAAATTAACACCACCGACTTGAATGTTTATATCATCATCTGTAAAATTTATAAATGTATCGGCATCACCTACGTGAAATATTTTGGCTGCAACACCTAAGTCTGTTCCATCAAATGTGAGATTAGCTTCTGCATTCATTGCGTCTGCACCAGTTGCAGTTAAGACTCTATTATCCGAACCATTGGTCATAAAGTCTGATACATCTACAGAAATAGCATCAGATGCTACATCAATACCAGTTCCAGCTCCAACAGCAAATGATCTGTCACTAGCCAATGTTCCACCACCAGTTAAACCATCACCAGCAGTTAATGTTCTACCCTCTAATGCTGTAGCTCTTGATGCTATACTAGAACTTGGTGCCGTAAAAGAACCACTAATAGCAGTCTGTAAATCTGAATCTGAAAAGTCTACTGTAAGTTCATTAGCTGCTACATCAATGCCTGTTCCACCTATAACATTCAATACTGAATTTGTTGCTGTCATACCAGCGCCAGCAAGTAGTGTCACTAAGTCTGCTAAAGCATCTTTCTTTAATGTGCCAGTAGCACCACCATCTAAAAATAAAACGTAATCACCATTAGCGATAGCCGCTTCAGCTGCCTCAGATAAATCAACATCAACCTGATTTGCTTGAACATCTATAAAGTTTCCAGCTCCTACTGCAAAAGTTCTGTCGCTAGCTAATGTTCCACCACCAGTTAAACCATCACCAGCAGTTAAAGTTAATGATTGAAAAGAACCACTAATGCCAGCTGCTGTAAAATCACTTTCTTCATCTGTAATTCTACCAGCTAATGAAGAAGATAAAGCTGTGAAAGAACCACTAATTAAAGAATTAGCAGTTGCACCAAATGTAGAATTCCAAATTCCATTGGTTATGGTAGTTCCATCTAAAGCACTATTAATCGTACTACCAGCTATTATATGAACGTGATTACCTTTTGCGTAATCAGCTACATTTCCATCAGAAGCAGTTGTTCCTATAGCCTCTGGATCTGCCTGATATGCTTGTAATGATGGAGCGGCTAGTGTACCAGCAACCTGACTATCGTTTGTAAAACTTTCTCTATTTATAGAAGTTCCAAAATTAGCTACTCCACTACCACCTCTGACTTCAATACCAGCGCCTGTCATTTTAATGAAACTATCTTCTGAGTTATATATTAATAAACCTTGTGGTGTTAGTTCAACTTTTCTCGTATTACTACGAACAGAAAAATTATCAAATGTTATTTCTGTTTCAGGAAATTCTTTACTCGTACTTCCAACTACTGTTTTAGTAAATGTTTTCTTACCTAAATCTGAATTTACAGTTCCTTTGTTAGCTGCAAAAAGTGGTTTTTCAATATTGAATCCACCATCGTCATTAATACTTCCTGTTAATATTAGTTTGACAAATCCTGCGGCAGCTGGCAATTCTGCTGAAGCACCAAAACTATTATATTGTCCACTTCCTAAAAAGTATTCACCATATCCGTTTGAAGCAGTATATTCATTTGCTGGTAAAAATGGTATGTATCCAACTTCATCTGAACCACTATACTCTAATCTAAAATATTGAGGACCTAATGCTCTGTCTTTTCCTAATGCCCCAAACGATGAACTAAATCTTGCAACAGAACTAAAACTTAAAGTATCACCAGCAGCAAAAGATGCTGTCATAATCTGAACTATTTCATACTGATTACTTCCTGAATAATTGTCAGAACCACCTGGAACAACAACATCTAAAGTAATATCACCACTTACTGCATCATCATCAGATACATAACCACTTCTATCTGTTAGAGCAATAAAAGCGCCACCAGTCGTAGAAAAAGACCAACTGGTAATATTAGAGCCAGACCTACGATTTCTACCAGCTGCTACTGTCTGATCTTCAAAACTTTTGTTTTCGATATATTGTGTTCCACCACCTATTGTTTGAAACGATCCTGATTTTATAGATACTCTTTCAACACCTAAATTATCTTTTACATTTAATCCGTGTGTAACACTACTTAATTCTACTGTTTCTTCTGCGTTTATAATTTTATTAGATTCTATATTAAATCCACCTATCTTACCACCACTAAATAATACTTGTGAACCTGTTATTTGACCACTATCTTTTAATCTTAAATTTCCATTTGAACTTGATACGGAATTGCCAGTCAATACAAATCCACCTATCTTACCACCTGTAAGTAATACTTTTGAACCTGTTATATCACCACTCTGCTTTACATTAAAATTATCAGATTGTATAAAAACTTCATTCTGATTATCTGAAGCTGATATTGCCCAATTGTCTTTGTAAGCAAGTTTATCTTCTGTTATTGAAGCACCACCAATTATTCCACCTGTAAATAAAACTGAAGAACCAGTTACATCACCATTTTCTTTTACGTTAAAGTTTGAAGTACTAATAAACATATATTCATCTGTTGGCAATCCACCTGCTTTTGGACTACCACTTATGAATATATTAGCGCTATGAAACGAATGACTATCAGTAGTGAATCCACCTATCTTACCAGCGCTAGCAGTAATTGTTCCAATGAATGTAGCACCACTCGCTATAAGAACACCATCTTTATCTACTGTAAAGTTCGGACCAAATTTAACAAAAGCATTATCAGGGTTTTCTACTGTCGGTGAAAAATCTATATAGTATTCATTTTTTAATGACAAATTAGATTCACCTGAGTCACTACCTGGACCTTGGTCTGTCTTAAATATTGTAGAATTATCTGCGTTCATTGTGATATTACTACCACTAATCTGTCCATCTATTATTTGAAAGTCTCCAATATTACCACCCTCAGCAGTTATAATACCACTCATAGTAACATCGCCCTCTGGTGTTAGATGGAAGTTAGAAGAACTTATTTCTATATTACCCTCAGAACCACTAACAAATTGTCCACCACCACCTAAGAAAAATTTAGATGAACTCATAATCAAATCAGTTCCATCAAATTGTATTCTACTACCAGTTGGTTGTCCTACACTAAAAATTTCATTTTTACTATCTACGTGAAATTTAGATGAACTTATTTCTATATTACCACTAGAACCACTTAAAAATTGTAAACTCTGTCTACCCACAAAGAAAGCATCTGCTTGCACATCAAATACGCTTGGGCTAGTTCTAAATTTTAAAGAACCACTTTCTCCAACTAATTCTAAACCAACACCTTTGTAACTATCCCCACTATCTGGCAATACAGAACCACTATAAATCATAAATCCATAAGAGCCTGATTGAGCTGATGCTGATATAAATCCTTGATAGCCTATAGAACGAATAAAGCCAGACCCATCAGCACCATCTTTACCAGTTTCAGGTAGTTTTGAATCTACACCACCAAAGTGAATACCACTTCCAGTCGTATCTCCACCCAAAAACATATCACCACTTTGAATATTATCATTACCACTTATTACTATGTTAGCGCCAGTAAATACCGAACCAGTTGTAAAAGCGATTTCATCTGCTATATTATTATTTATATCATAAAATTCTGTTAAAAATTCTAAAGTCTCAGGTCTCTTATGTTGTAATTCAGCAGGCAGTTCTTGTTTAAATTGAATAAAGGCTGGTGAGAATCCTGTGTCAGCAGCTGGTCTAACAGAAACATCTGATATGTTCCATTTTCCTGAAACGACTCTAAACTGAACATTGGCATCACCAGTTAAATCTGAGTTAAAATTGTGACTTACTGTTCTGAAATCTTTTACTGAAGCCTCATCTGAATCTATTTCCAAAGCTCCCATTCTTTTTCCGTATTGAAATGGTTCTGATATTTGAGTTCCTGTAACATCATCAGTAAATAAATCTATTGCTTTATTCATAGAAGAACCTGAAACATATAACAACATTAATGCTCGATTATCAGTTCCCTTTTCTGCTTTAGCTTTAAAAGATAAAGTATAATCTATTCCATCAGTTAAATCAAATTTGTAATCTTCTTTTAATTGAAATTTTATTTGGTCTGTAAATGTCGATACACTTCCTGATAGCATAACGGAATCCAACATTGTTTCATTATCAAAAGAAGCCACAGTAGTTGATGTTGGGGCTGACAAACCATTTGTGCTACCTGAAACAACCCAATATGTATTTTTATCTTCTTCAGATACAAAGTAACCTGTTCTCTCACCAACACCTATAGAATCAGAATTTACCATAAGTTCAGGTGACTCTAATGGAACTTCGGCTAATAATTTAAAATCATCAAAAGAACCCTCAGCCCTAACATAAATTTTTGCTTTAAATATATCACCTGAAAAAGTTCTCATATCTCCTAATCTAACATCGGCATAAGAAACTATATTTTTTAAACTATAAGAAGCGCTAGGTTCTACTTCATAAAATACTTGAGCATTTGCTTGTAAAGGTAATACTATATATTCTCCCTCTCTATTTTGTTTTGTGAAAGGTGTACTTACATATGCTGTTGTATTATTTTCTAATTGTGCGATTGATGCTGTATAATGTGTTGGATGATTTCTATCTCTCGTATCAGTTACTATTTGAAAAGAAATATCATCAGCAGTTCCTAATCCAACATCTGATAAAGCTCTATTGTCATAAATAGAAGATGTTATATCTGAAAATAAAATATCACCACCTATTTGAGTAGTATCAAATGTGTGGTCTCCACCTATAATTCTAAAACTATATGGATATTCTATTGGAGAATTTCTTCGTTTTATTCTTCTAGATCTTGATGACCTACTATCTTTTCTAACACTTTGTTTTTTGGTAGATCGTTTATTAAATTCTTTATCTGCTTTATCCCCTTTTACATCACCTTTTGGAGGACCTTCCCTTTTCACATCTCTTTTTTCTTTTATTCCAGCACCCTTTGCTAAGATTTCATCTTCACCGCTTGAAGCTGGTGCTAGTTCAAATCCTGATGCTGGTAAACCCTCAATTTGAAATATTGAAGATGAAGCAATTGGAGATCCTTCTTCTCTTTCTAATGTACCAAATCTTTGTTCAATGGCTCTTAATTGTGGAGAAGCGTAAAATTTTATAGGTTGAGTATTTATCTCTGCTGGATTTATAATAACTTCACGAGTAAGTCTTATATTATATGCTCCTCGAAACTCTTCTGGCACAGGTGTTACATCACTAAATTGACCAGGATCTTGTGGTATAAATTCTAACTCACCTACGATTATTAACGTGGCGATTCCAGCAGCAGTATCATCATAAACCTCTACTGATATAGTTCTAGAAGTTCCCTCTAAATAATTCTGTACAGGTTCTGAATAAATACTCTGTCCATTAGAATCTATAAAATCAATTTGTAACTCTGTTCCCTCTTTTAGATACGGAGAGACCTCTATAAGAAAAGCGCTCTTTCCTTGAGGTAGACTTTGTGGCATATCAGTAATAGTGATAAATCTAGAAGTTTCTCTATCATCAATTAATACATCTATGTTTTCAAGTCCGAGTAATTTATTGAATCGTTTGACAGCAGCCATTAAAAAATTCCTATTTATTGATTGTTAATAAATATCATTATTTAAATGTTTTAATATTTATTGTAAATACAAAGTATGGAGATTATCGGTATGAAAAAGAAATATTCATTTACTATAGAAGAGAGCCTAATGGACTGGTTTAGACTGCATGTTAAAGAAGAGAGCACTACGATGAGCGCAGTCCTGAATCAATATGTATTGAGTTTAAAAAGAGGTGAAAGTAAACCTAAGAATATATTATATTCTAATCAAATAAAACGTTAGAAAAGTTATTCTCTTTTTTAATTTCTAATAGTGTGTCTACAGCATCTCTCATAGAATCTATATGAGAAACAATCATTGTAAATTGAAACTGAGTTTTAAGATACTGAAATAGATTATAAACAGAGTTTAGATTATCCGAATCCATAGTTCCCCAACCCTCATCAATTGCCAGAAAGTTAGCAGCTGGTAGATTGGATACATTTATCAAACCAACTCTCATAGCCAATGAAGATATAAACCTTTCCATTCCACTACTTAGTTCAAGAGGCCAAACATTATCATTGTCATAAACGATATAACAATTTACATTCTTACCATCCATCTCTAATATCATAGAGAAGTCTACAATTTGAGAAAGTATATCATTTACAGCACCCTCAATAGTTGGAAGAGCTTTTGATATTAGTTCGTAAGGTATACCATCACGTTTGATGGCATCTAAATAATATTGATAAGCAGCATACTTTCCTTCTAAATCTTCTACTTTTTTAATATTATCTAATATACTTTTACGATTTGTTTCTAATACTTTAATTTCACCATTTACAACATTTAGTTTTTTATCTAAATCTTCTATTTCAATTTCTAACCTATCAGATTCGTTTTGTGCAGAATCTATATCGTTGTATAAACCTTTATTGTAAATAATATCTTTTTCTTGTTCGTGATAAAGGTTAATTTTATCTTCTATGATTGCTAATTGATTTATGAGATTCTTTCTTTTTTCTGTATTTAGTTTTTTCTCACTATCTAATTTACTTATATTAGATGTTAGTAAACTTAAATTCTGTATGGATTCATCCATCTGTTGTTTATGTGCAGTAATGTGTGATAATCCATTTATGATACTTTCTAAATTATCAGATTGTTTTACAAAAGTATCTGCTAACATCTTATCATCATTCAATCTTTTCTTTGTTTCCATAGCATCCAATGTAAATGGATTACTCATACAATAACTACAATTAGGATCGTGTTCTAAATTACCAAGCTTATCAATCTTATCTAATTTATTTTTAACTTCAATTTTTAATTTGTCAATCTCAATTTGATTATTACTTTTGTCTAATTTATACTGTTCTAATTGTGCAAATTTTTTATCTATCTCATTTTCTTTATAGATTTTTATTTTTTCATTTAGTTCAGTTTCTTCTACAGAATATTTTTCTGATAAAGTGGCAATCTCACCAACTCTGTCATCATATTTATTTAATGAGTTTGTTAAATTGACTTTACGTTCTTCTAATTCAGATATATCTAAAGCAGAATTATCAACTTTTTTTAATTTTTTAGTAATACTTATAATTTTTCTATCTTCACGTTTTTTATCAGCAACCATTTCTTTTTTATTTGAAGTAAGTTTTTTAGAATCTTTCTTAAAAACTGCCAAACTTTCTTTTATACTCGCTAAATCCGTATCATAATTATTATCTCTAAAAGATTTAAGAAGAGCCTGTACATCGTGAATTTCTTCAGCAGCTAAAGTATATAGTTGGTCAAATACACCTATACCCATAAATGAAGCTAATAACTCTTTTCTTTCTTTTTGTGTCTTATCAATAAATACAGTTGAATTAGTTTGTAGAGAAAGTGCTGTCATTACAAAGTCATCATAAGTTCCAATTAACTTACGAATGTTTACATCTGTAGTTCTTCTTTGGTCACCATTCATTGAAATCTTTTCGCCATCATCAGCAAATGTATAAAAATCTACATTTACTTTAACGTGACCATTCTTTTGTTTTTTAGCATTTCTTTCTATAAAATATTCTCTACCCTCTACTTCTAAAGTAGCTTTACATTTAAACCAATCTTTTTTATTATTAAGAACATTTATTGCTTTATAAGCTCTTGATGACCTATCAAATAAACAGAATGAAAGAGCATCTAATAAAGAAGATTTACCACTAGCGTTTGGTGCAAACATTCCAATAATACCACTTAGTTTAGTAAAGTCTACCACATTATCTTCTCCGTATGAGAACATATTATCAAATTCAAATTTTTTGACTTGCCAGTTTATACCTCTTTGGACATCATCTTCTGGCAATCTACTATTTAAATCTTCATTAATTTTTTTAATATCGATAAGTGTATCCTCATCGACAAAATGATTTGTTTTAAGATACTCTTCTATCAAATTGTATTGATAATCAGAATCTCTTACATTACCAACTGCTATATGTTGTCCTCTAACTTTTTCAGTAGAATATATAGAATCTGTTTTAGTTACAGTTACTTCTTTGATTCCATATTTACTATGAATAAGACTCATAGCTTTTTTTAATTCAGATGGTTTTGTATTAGAAACCCTAACTCTTAAACGAGCTTTCTTTGGAATATCAGGACAATCTGGCACTTTACCATTATCAATATTAATTGTATAATAGCCGTAGTCATTTGGTATTTCTATATACTCAGACTTTCTTTTCGGAACATCCCACAATAAATAACCATGACTTAATCCCTCTCCGTGATTCTGTTGTACCAATGAACCACAATAAGAAATGGTTTCCTTCTTATTGAGATGCTGTCTTTTGTGGATGTCACCAAGCAATCCCAAATCATAACCTTTGAATTTAGCAATCTTAACATCTGATGGAAGAAAGAATCCTAAATCCGTTTCCGACTTATCAACTGTTCCGTGAAAAAGAACTATTTTTGTCTCACCCTCAAAGTCTTTAGCTTCAATATAATCATCTTCTTTTTCCCATACATCCCAAACAACAAATTTTACATCAGCACATTTATACACACCACTATGTTTCAAGTAATGTAAATTTGAGTGTTTTAGATTATTTACAATTGGAGAAAGAACATCCATTCTCGAAAGATTATTTAAGTTGCAATCGTGATTGCCTGCAATAATAATTGTAGGACATATATCTGCTAGATTCTTAAATAAACGAGAGAGCTGATCGACTAATTCAGGCGACATTTCAGTTTTAGAATGAGCTATATCACCACCGATATAGACTACGGCATTATCTTTATGTTTTTTTACCTGTTCGTATGTGCGTTCAAAAACTTCTTCGTATTCTATATGTCTTTTAAGATTACGAATTTGTATATCTGAAATGTGGTGTATGTATTTTAATTTACGAAATGGTACTTTAACAACATTTTCTTTTATCAAGTATTATCCTCTATAAATTTTTTTACTTCTTCTATTTTATCGTTTGGTACTACAATATCCCAAGAAGTTTCTTCAGAGAGACTTCCGCTCTCATAATAAATAGTAGTAGAATCTTTCAAATCAAATTTTATTTTTATATCATTTACCAAGGCAATATCTGATATATGAACTTTCCACTCATCATCATTAAATTTCCATATATTTTTTTGTTTTGCCATTTAATTTCATCCTCATCAAATCAGAAAAAGAAGTTTGTTTAGTTTCCTTTATAAGATTTATTACTTTTTTAAATCCCATATCAGAAGGATCTTCTTCCCTTAGATTAACAAAATAGACATCAATGCCATTTCTCATCAAATCATCTGTTATTTTTATAGAGTCTTTAACAGCATCACTATCTAATAATATATATATCTTCTTAACCTTTTTTTCATAGATTTTCATTTTCAATTTTTTTGGTATGGTTTTACCAAATAAGGGGATGGCATTTCTTCTGATAGCCATAGCATCAAATGAACCCTCACATAATACAATAGGTTCATCCCAATTTATAAATAACTCAAATCCAATTACATCCTTAGATACAGGTGGATTTTTATATTTCATACCACCATCATAAATATTTCTACCAACAAAATAATTAAGTTCACCATCACTACTATAAGATGGTATTATAATTCTATTACCATAAACACCATCTTCACAATAACCAACATTATAACGAATTATGTCTCCCATTGTAATTCCACGTTTTTTTAAATAATTCAAAGCGTGTCTTTTAATAATACTATCTGCACTTTTCCATAGAGGTTTAAATTCTTTTGGTAATCTTACAATATTTTCCTTGACTTTCTCACGATTTGATGATAGTGATTGGCGTGGTTTTCCAACTATATCTGCTAGTTCGTCAAATTGTTCTTTACTTGCTTTTAATTTTTTGAATAACTGAAATAGATTATGACCACCTTGATTGGAAATCCAACAATGCCACTTCTGAGTTTTTATGTTAATCTGTAATTTTGGTTTATGGTGAGATACGAAAGGAGACCAATACATATACTCATTGGCTTTACTTAAAAGTCTACCATTATTTCCTATTACTCTATTTAGAAGATTTACTATTTTCATTAATTAGTTCTATAAATTTTTCAATGTTAAGTACAGCGTATGTTTTACTTCTGTTTCTTTTAAATATCAACACAGGATCGTAATCACCACTATTTTCTTCGGCTTGTTGTAGTGATGACCATATATTAATAGCTTCTTGATTCTTACATTCAAATGAATAAGGGATTAGTTTTCGAGCCGCTGGTGATAATTTAATATCTTCACCTGATTCGCCCATAATTGCTGAACGAATGTCATCGGGCTCTAACTGATTAAATGTTTCTAACAAAAGGTCTCTTACATTGTTCTGTAATCTTTTACCTTTATTTTTAGCACTTCTTGATTTCATAGTTGATACTTGATACTTGTTTACTTGTACTTGTTAATTATTAATATTTAATTTTAAGATTATAAAGAAGGCAAAGAGATTTTAGTAAAAAACCTATCAGAATTTTTTATAACCAAATTAAATACTAGTATTATTAATATATATAAAGAAATTATTTATTATACAATTTTTTTTACATCCATTTTGATAATTCTTTTTTAGCAAACTTTTCTGCTTTCTCTTCCCACTTATTATCATCGTGAGGATCTAATCCATCATAAGCAGCCATTGTGCCAGCCTGTGTATATTTTTTTATATACTTCCTTACACCTATTCTTTTGGCATCTAATGCGTGTCCTATCTCGTGCAATACAGTCATTAAGAATTCCTTTACATTTGGATATGATGGTCTTATCGTTACTGTATCGGTTTCAGGTACATATTCTCCAAAGTCTTTTCCCCTACCAATCTTTACTTTAGATTTCAAACCATATTGTTTTATCAGAGTTTCTGCTGTATCTAAATAATCTATTCTTTCTAACAATAAATTATTCATAACCTTTTTGTATTTTGAATCATTTAACTTTAAAGTATTCTGTGGTTCAAAATCTTCATCAGGAACCCACTCTTCCCATTTTTCGAAATGTTTTTGAAAGTCTTTATCTATTTTAGATATGTATGCTGTTTTTATTACAGTGTAATCTTCTTCTTCACCTTTACCATAAATGTAATCAGCTTTAGGAAATTCAACCTGTTTATATCCACCTCTTTCAAACCAAGGTTCAGGTTTACCAGCTAATCCACCTAATATTCTTTCCTTATCTCCTCTGATAAAACCTGTATCTGGCTCTCCCTCATCTGCATTATATAATGAGTGATTTGATACTTCCCACATCTTTTTAAATTTACCCATTATACATCAAACCTTACTTGAATACCTATTAATAATTCTTTATCATTTTTCACAGGTTTTGCTAATTGTCCTATTGCCAGTAATTCATTAAAATCATTATACAAACCAACCTTAGTAATGTATGGTGTAAATAAAGAATGTGTTGTAAAGTTATTATACTCAGATGCTTGTCCATAATAGTGTTTGTAAGAACCTGATTTAGCAGCTGCGTGACCTGGCGGAAATAATCTCCAACTATCAGAACCTGAGACATTTATACTACCACTTCTATCAGGTGTAACCGATATGTTCGTAGTTGCATTATATTCATTTTCGCCTACCATACAAGTATATGAATGTTCTTTAATTGTTATTTGAGATTTGTATGTTAAACTATAACCATTTGCTGCGCTTCCAGTTCCAATAGCATTGTATTGAGAAGTTTCTGCAGAACCTGTATTTGTAAACACCAATATTCCGTGATTGTAAAATACATTACCAACAAAACTTCCTGTTTTATGAATACTAGCAGAAAATTGTGGATGGCCTTGTGCAAATTCAGCAAAACTGGCAGAAAAATCATTATCATATAGATTTCCGTTTCCATCATCTACAATTGTCAAAGTTGTAGGCCCGCTATCGTCTTTTAAAGTTATTGATTTTGGCTTAATTGTTTCACCATATAAACTTTGTGGTACAGATATTACTGTAGCTTCAGAATGTAACTCTCTATATTGTTTACCACTATTTTGACCAAAGTTATTAAAGTTGTTTTCAGTATCACGATAGTACATATGATTTAACATAAACCAAGTTGGTAATTCGTAAAAACTAGCAGATTCAAATTCCGTTTTAGTTGCTGTACTCGTAACGAAACCACCTAAACTGCCACTTTTTGCAGAAAAACCATAAACACCACTACCGCTATCGATATTGGTTACAGTAAACTCTTTGTAAGCCTTGAATGGTGTTATATTGATGTCTCTTGGGTCGAGTCTTTTAAACATGACCTATCTCTCCCAAGCTTAGAAGTCTAATTTAACTTTAATAATAGCTTCTCTTGAATAAGATTTCAGTAATGGTTTACTCAGTTTAGCGATTGCTAAAAGCTCATTGTCATCATTATACAATCCAACTTGTGTTATGAATACTTTTGGATTTTTATAAAATGTAGGAACAGTAAATTTACCATTTGAACCAGAAGTAAATGTTGGATTTGAACTAAAGTTAAATTCCTTATTAGGTACTCTACAAAAATAATGTTGTGAAGTTATTACCTCTTCTCTTCTTGCCTGAAAGTAATTACCACCTGAGAGTTTATCATAAAACTTTCCTGTATTATCGCCTTCTGTATTTGAAGCAACTGAAGCTGATAGTGAAGCTGAAGAGACTGAACCAATTACAGGTCCATTTAATACAATAATACCTGTATCAGGATAAAATAATCCAAGTCCACCACCTGGTTGTGAAGCTGCGGCTGTTTTAATTGTAGCCACACCACTTGATATAGAACCACTAACAACATTAAATACTCTACCACCTTGATTTACTGTTGGATTAGTTGTAGCACCACTATCGTCAATCAATTTCATTGTTGATATACCACTACCACTTAAATGTAATTCCCAATTGCCTGGATCCATCTTTTCACGAAGTTGTTGTCTAGCAATTGAAATAGCATATATATAAGATGGTGTAGTATGTGCGCCATCAGAAGCCTCAAAAGTAAATCTATCTTCAGTTGGTCCTAAAAGAGTATTAGCTAATTGTCTGTATATAGTTGCTGATTCTCTATTTCCATCTACACCAAGTGCACCAGTACTACCACTTCCGTGTATGTGTCCATAAGCAACTGAAAATTGTACTGTAGCAGTAGTATCAGAAGTAGGATTTTTATCCCAAACATCTAAATAATAAGTTCCATAAGACACTTCAGCTGCAGAAGAGGTGAAGAAAGAAGTTAATGTTCCTGCTCCATCTGCCCACATTCCCGATGATACAGTGTCTTTGACATTTGTTACAATATCACTTGATAGAGGACTATCGGGGTCTTGAATATTAAAATCTTTATATACTGACATTTGTTACTCCTTATATTATCCTGCCGCTCCTGCGCCGCCTGCTAAAGTATTTAAAGTTACATTATTAGTAACAGTAATAGATGTTGTAGCACCAGTATCATTACCAATAATTGTTAATTGAGTTGCTCTCGATGCGTCTTGTGGAATAACACCAAGTTTAACTGTTTGTGCAACAACTGTTTTACTATTTGGTGCGTCATCGTCACCTAAGAAAAATGGCGTTGTCGCCCCTACACCAGCACCAGCTGCTATATCTACAGCCATTGAACAAACTGATTGGTTATGTAAAATAAATGTGTATGATGCGTCACTAACGTTAGCAGTATTTACCACAATAGTTGGTTGTGGTTGATTTAAACCAGCTGCTGCAGCGAATGTGACTGAACCTGGTGTAACATTTATTACTGGCATTTGAATTGTATTCTTAGGAAGAGTTACTAATTTGTATCTCATAACGTGATTCTCATCAGGTATAGCTTCCAAAAGTGGCATATTCTCTATTACCTTTCCGTAAAAGTCACTTCCATTTGGATGTGTTACATCCCATAAGTTATAATCTACTTCATCATCAGCTAATGCAAATTTTGTGATATTAAAAGCATCAGTTCCTTGCGCTAATAATTCACGTCCTTTTTTAGTTAATATAGCATCTACTGTTACATTAGTGTTGTTTAAAAATCCCATAGTGAACTCCTAATTATAAATTTAAATATTTGGTATGAATGTGATTCATATATAAATATCATCAATTTAAGTTTTTATTACTTTTTTCCTTTTCCTTTACTTTTTTTCCCTTTAATTGTCACTTTCTTTTGACCTTTACCTTTTACTCCTTGATTTGTACTTTCAAATTTTGAATCATCTGCTAATTGTTTTCTTACTTTTTCTTGCTTTTCTCTCACAACCATAGCATCAGTTATTGGTTTTTCTGGCGTACCACGCTTTGATTTAGCTAATCCCTTAAGACCTCTTAATTTTCCTTTTGGATTCATAGCTGTTGGTTTACCGATTGGTTTACCTTCAAGTTTAGGTTGGTCTATTGCTTGAGGTTCTTCTATTATGTTTGGATCGAACTTATCTTTTTTAGGTTCTTTATCTTTAAATTCAGATACTATACCCTCTCCTGTTCTTAATGAAGAATCGCTATCTTTAGTGGTTACTAATTTAGCTGGTGCAGTTATTATTATCTCAACAGGAGGCCCACCATCTATAGTTGTATTTTTTGTATTTTTAACTCCAGCATAATTTCTATTAAATAAAGCAGTATCCTCTTCTACTTGATTATCTAAATCTACATTATAAAAAGAAGAAGAATACGCTATATATAAAGAAGCACTTAATGAAGAAGAATAATGTGGCATTGTTTTTTGATTCCTACCATATATTCTAGATCCAGATATTATAGGTTGAAATACTTCATCATAATGTAAATCACCAAATACGATAGATGATGTCGCATAGTATTTATCTCTAGTCATACCAGGTCCGGCATCATTCAATCTTTGCCACATACTTAATTCTATAAAACTATCTCCGACTGAACCAGTAGCTTCTTTTAATAAATTTTCTCCACTTGATGATACAACTGATTCGGTTGCATAACTATACATTTCAATTCTACCATCATAGGAACTATAATCTGAAATAACTTTTCCTGCATTAAACGAACCAGTTATTTCAATTAAACCATCAACAGCTTTAGAAACATCTATTGAGCCAGAAAAATATCTATCTTCAGCTTCAGGATCTCTAGCTGCTACAACTTTTGGTCTTTCAAATATATTTGGTTCTATCAATAAACCAATATCTGGCTTTGCTCTAGCAGGAATCATTTTTCTCAATTGTGGAAATAAAGATTGGTCATAGTATTTTATCAATCTCATATAATCCCAAAAATTATTAGTAGAAGTAAACTTTTTCCAATAGTGGTCAGATATTCTTTCTAATCCCCTATATGTATTTTTTAATTGGTCTCTCGGATCTCCTAAGTATTGATTGAAATCTAAATTACCTACAGAGTCTATAATGTCTCTATTAATAACATCTGTTGGTGCGAAGAAAATACCAACTTTATTTGAATCCAAAGGTGCATTATCATATGCTGGCGAAGTAGACCTTTTAGTTCTCGAAAGTATTTCACCAGGTTTCAAAGGATTATCTTCAACCCTTATTTTATTGGTAGTTCTTCTAAGTGCGCCTATGCTCGGTATAAATGATTTTTGTTCATCCACAACACTTCTAAAAGGATTGCCTGAAAATCCATTATGTGAACCTGAAAGAGTTGCTGTTTGATTGGAACTCACATCACGAATACCCTCTGTATCTGAAGTCAAACTTTTATTGTCATCAAAAGAATATCTAAGAACTAAATTTTCATAAGATGATGAAACACTATTACCATCATAAGCTTTTGGATTTGCTATATGATTTTTAAAAGATGATGTATTTAATGTTTCTGTCCAATGTCTATATTCCATCAGCGAACCTGTAAGTGGCGCACCAATAAAACCATCTTTACTCGAACTAAAATTAGTTCTACCACCAATGTAAATATCACCACTTCCTGAATAATTTCCGTTATACCCACCAATGCTACCTGTTATAGTCATAGTTGTACTACTAAATAAATGTATTTTACTTCTGCTACTATCGTATTTACCAACATTCAATTCATATGATTGTGATATATGTGGACTATCGCTAGCAGATGTTCTAGCTAACATAACAGAATAAAAATCACCATCGTAAACAGGAAAAGAAGTAGATTCTATTTCATCATATCCACCAGAGCCTGACAACATAAATGCCACAGAACCATAATCATCTGTAGAACCATTGTCTTTTAATCTTATTATAAAATCATTATCTTTATTTACCAAAATCTGATTAGAACTACTTACTGCTCTAAATCTAAATTCAATCGTATCTGGCTTTCTACTTGAATCTGTATCGTCAGCCCAAGGAACTGTCACATATTGTCCACCTTTAAAATCTATAGCTCTCGTAAACTTTCTCGTAATCTCATATTGTGGCGAAGCATCATCTGGTAGATTTGGTCCTCCATATTCTTTAACCCTTAATATTGTAGATGGTATACCATAAACATTTATTAATCCTTTTAATGCTCTAATAGTTCCTTTGTTCTTTAAGAAGAAAGGCATATTGTTTATAATACGACTCCAAATTTCTCTTGATATATCTCTTTCAGATTTAGCAGAATAATCAGAGTAAGCAGAACCAGTCACCTCTTTACCTAAAGCATACCTTGGTAAAGAAACTAAGTCTTTAGCATCATCTAAATTCCAACCTAATGATTTAGCAACACTGTATAACAAATCCTTAGATATACCCTCATCTAATTTATCTCTTCTGTCTGTTATATCTGATAAAGCATTTATATACTCCCAAATATGGTCGAAGTGTTGTCCAATCATATCGACAAACCTTAAATAAGTATCATTGTCTTCATCATGTACTAGGTATTCAGGTAATATAGAACTAAGCTTAGATAGATTGTCATCATCATACAATGAAGCAGATTCCATAGCATTTGTAAACCAAGTGCTTGCTTGTGATGAAGTTGTATGAGCCAAAACATATTCGTTACCGACAGTACCATCTCCGCTAGTTTTTGGCCATGAATTATCATAGAAAACTCCGATAGAGCTACTAACATATGAAGAACTTTCGAAATACATATATTTTTCAAAACCATCAAAATTGTTTTTAATGTCTTCTATTTTATAATGATATAAGTTTCTTTCTTTTAAAGAACCACTCACACCAATATAGGAAGCACTAGAAATTTTATGGTCTTCTATCTGTTCAAGTTTTAATTTAAAATTCCTAACTCTTTTTTCAGTTGAGCTAAAATTAACAAAATTTTTGTATTGAGAATATTCTGTATTTACTTCTACACTTTCAAAACTCTGACTTAGAAAACTATTTCTAAGATTATTAGATATTGTTTTATCGCTTGTTAAAATATCAGATTCGGTTTTGTAACTAGTTGACCTTTTTTTAATTGGACTTTGTACATTTTGCATATCAGGAGATTTTAATACTAAACTAGGTGTTTCTTCTGGAACAAAATCTACTATTTTTATAGTATCTTCATAAGGATCAGCCATTTGCTTGACAATTATACATTCATCTAATGTTCTATATTCATTCGGTAATGGCTCGTAAAGTTTGTACACCACAGAGTGTGGCCAATCAACATTTATTTTATCTTGTTTAAAGTTTGTGGTTAAGAATAAATCATTTTCAAATTTAAGATAAGTTCTTAAATCTTTTGGATTTAGTGTTAGGTATGATACTTGAAAAGATTCATATGCAATAGGCGGAATAGTTTCGTATCCTGATATGTTTCCATCTACTACCGATATATCTGTATCTAAGTCAGTATCCTCAATACCTAATGCAAATGAAATATCATTATAGCTTTTATCTACTTGTACTTGATTTGTATTAACAACACTAACAATTTTCGCTTCAAATGGTTTTTTAACTGGTTGAGTAACTGATTCACTTTTCAAAGTAAAATCCATATAAAAATTATCAGCCCAAGTTACACCGGAAGCAGCTCCTCCATTGTGACCGTATACACGAAAAATCCAATCTTCTCCAATAAGCCAGTCTTCGGGTATTGCGATTTTTAAATCAAATCTCTGCCATTCACCTGCTCTCGTTGGTTTTGCAGAATAATAAACAGCTCTCTGAGTAAATGATGGGGGACCATTTTGTAAAGTAACCCATTGAGAACCATCCCACCTATAAAGACCTTCAGGACTTAATGAACCAATCATAAGAGTATCACCAATACCTTCAGGATATTGAACTACTCCTGTTTCATCATCGTAAATATTTAATTCTATGTCTCCGTCTTCATACGGACTAGCCGCAGGATTCCTATTCCCCTTTGGTAAATTCACACCTTCTTTACCTAATATACCACAGCCTTCTAATACTTGTTCTGTTGGTCTACTGGTTCCATCATTCTCTATAAAAGAATCTTCTAAAATTGCATAGAAAAAATCAGAAATTGCACTTTTTCCAACACCATCAAAAATTACATCGGGAGTTGTATCTTTACCTAACAAATCTTCCACATCGTTAATATTTTTAGGATAATCATTATCAAATGTTGCTGTCGTTACATTTCCTGTATTATCAACACTTGTTCCTAAGTTACCAAAGTTATCTACCAATCTGTAAACTTTGTTTCCCACAAAAAAGTAGTATGCATAGTAACGGCTATTAAAAGAACCTTCTAATTTTACTGCTACCTCAAACTTATTGTCATTTTCAAGAACTTTGGTATTAAAATCCGCATTTAAACTCTTTAATGTCTGTATCCCATCCAAACCCTGACCTGTCACAATATTATTACCACTTGGTTTGCCTCTATTATTATACGAATTTGCTTTGGTTAGAAAATATTTATTGGAAGTTTCTAAACCTCTACCATCATTGTAGAAAACAATGAAAGCTCTTTGTAACGGCTCGTCAACTTTACCAGAAATATTAGTATCGCCAGCTTGTTCATCACCTTCCCCTTGAGGTTCGTATGGTCTCATTCTTGTAACGGATTGTATAAAGCCAGGCTGCTTATCTAATTCAGGCATTCCCATAAATACATCTTCATACAATGTTATACCATCGATAACAGTATCCCTAAATATTCCAGGCATAGTAGATTCAATCGAGTTGACTCTGAATTTATCTAAATCATCTGCTTTGTATATTGATTTCCAAACTAAATCATCCTTAAACAATAATACTTCTTTTCTTTCAGTTTCAGGACCAGTTGTTCCTGTTTGCCAACCTTCATTTTTTTCTCTTTCCGTCTCTCTTCTCATATAAGGGTAGAGAGCACTATCTGGTGTATAAACATAACCGTTTACAGCATTTGAATACTTTTGCGAATTTACTGTACCAGGAACACTAGGTAATGGTGTAGGCGCAACCGTATCCCAATCACCAACGCCATTCCATATCCATTGTCCTGCAGGACTTAATTTTCCCTGCTTTGTTCCTTTTACATCATCACTTTCTAAATTTGGTTGTACATTAGGAGCCCATGTAACTAAGTCTTTATCATAATCAATTTCAGAAATTATCCAAACGCCGGATACGCCTGGAAAAAAAGCATCTAATGTATCACCAACTGAAGCATCAAATAAAACATCATTGTAATCAGGATTAATTTTACCAGCAATAAAAGCTAATTGTTCTTTTATTGCAGATATAGTTCCTGATGGTTTACTTTCAATTGATGATGCTCCTGATTCCGTATTGGGAACAAAATTTATTGGTTCATCAGGCTTTGTTTCTGTTGGTGGCGGCTGTGTTGGGTCTACAAATCCCATTGGTGGTTCTGTAGGTTGTTCTTCTGTCTTTAACCCATTTTTGAACTTAGCAGCAACAACAACTCCTTTACTAGCAACAGTTGTTTTTACATCTAAGCTTACATTTATTTCATCTTCCGTTAGAACTCCATATGAAGATAGTGGTTGCATGCGTTGGTCTATACCCAACCACCTTTTAGTGTTACCATCATATTCTGCTCGAACACTATTTGGTATAAAGCTGTTTCTAAATTGTTCTTCAAATATATCATTGGTGTCGGGAAACTTCATGCAATTACCACCAGTTTTTCCTTCTCCCTTTACCCATTTTGCGTGATACCCGAAATTAGCAGTTCCTTTATGAACACCCTCTCCAGTGAACCCATTATAACCAGTAGACCAATCTTGTACACGCACTGCATCGTTATGTAATGTTGAATCCCAAGGTGCAGTTGGCTTTATCGGAGCTCCAAAATTGTCAGTTTGAAGAATTTCACCACTTGGATTTTGAATAATATTAACATTGGTTTTCTTAGGAACAACAATTTCTTCTACTGTGTATACATCTGGAATAATTAAGTTTCCATTCACCATTTTATCTGTAAATTGAAAATCTGTTCCTGAAATGGTAATCTGTTTAGTACCACTATCGTTGTTTACAAAATTGATAGTACCATCTACATTTCTTACCCTTATAGATTCTTGTACTTTTATAAAGTCATCAATGTAAGAACCTTCTATATTTTTTGCCTTTAATCTTACTTCTGTTCTACTTGGAGATATAGCGTCAATTTGATATTTTAAATCCTCTATAGCTAACTGCTCTACTCCTGTTGGATTTGCTAAATATGATTCTTCATCTGAAAAAAATACCTTTCCATTTTCCGTTATATGTATTTGTGCATCATTTGGTACAATATCGCCTTCGAACCCTTCTTTAGTTCTTACTAATACAGCCCTATCTTCTCCTGCTAATTTTCTAAAGAAATTATATTTTACATTAAACGTTCCACCCGTAAATCCTAGATTTCTTATTTCGCTTGCAGGATAAAATTCTAATTCGTAATTGGTATTAGTACTAAAGTTACCAAGACCTTTTAAATTTTTGAATTGAATTAAATTTTCAGCTTCATCGTATAATTCAAAATAAACAAAATCATCAGGCTTATTTAAAAAATAGCCATCTTCATAAGGCTTATCACCTACTCTTTTTTGTTTAAAAGAATTTAGTAGCTTCTTATCTTCTTCTGATAAATTATATGACATTATAGTTCTCTAAAATTTCTGTCAAGTATATCATTTATACTATCATCATCCTTCAACTGATCGACTATTGTAGAATGCTTAGCTTTTGAATACTTATCCCTAAATAAGGTTTCACTATATGGATTTTCAAATATTAATAAATTACCCTTATCATCTCTAATAGAATCTTTATTGTTTTCTTCGTAATCATCTATGTAAGCTTGTCTAACTTGAAGATACTCATCTTCATCTGCTGAGATTAAATTTTGATAAAATACTAAATCATTTAGTTCGTCTACTTTATAAGGCATTTTTTATCTCACAACTTTAAATACAAAATCATCATCATAGTATTGTATAGTTTCATCAACTGTATTACTTCCACTAATCACTTTAAATTCAAATTTATAATACCTTTCCGATTGTAAACCATTCATCCAAAGATTAAAATAGTTTCCTGTTGAATCACAACTTACCATTGAGCCTGTACCATAAGGTATAATAACATCTTCAGTTTGAGTGTCTCTTACTGAGTAGTAAGTTCCATCACCACCTATATTTTCTACACTTCCGCTTGGTAAATATTTTGCTGTTAAATATTCTGAAGCAGTATTGGAATAAGATTTAGTTGGGTATCTTCCTCTACCAACAATTCTAAACTTTACTTTTGATTTCTCTTTGTATTCAGGTCTTAAAGATTTCATATAAAAAACTAAATCTTCTAATTCTGTTGATGATAACGCTGATAAAGATCCTGTACTCCATTTCGTATCAAACCATTCAATTTCTAATTTTGGTGGATATATTGTATGAGTTTGTCTTGAAAAGAATTTAAAATTACCTAATCTATCCGTGCTTCCTTCGTCTGTGTTTGTATCTTGATTTTCATAACTACCACTTCTTTTAACAATAAATCCCTCATTTGGATGTGTTCCATCTAACCATTTATTAACAATAGGAGTTACATCCATTCTCATATCAGATGTCTCATATTGAAAAGACTGAGAACCAAATGAAGAAGTATACCAAGCACCACCTTCGTTTTCTCCTGAAGAGCCACTCCAAAATGTTTTCTGAGTTAACCCATCTCTATACTTCCAACTAGCTCCTTCTTTAGTTATAGGATCGTCATGTGCAGTTCCTTGTCCTTCAAGCCAACTACCACTTATAGGATAAGCGTATAGAGATTGAGATGTGCTTAGGTTTTGAGAGTTAGCATCATACATATTTAGATAGTATTTTGGATTTGTGATAGTTCCATTTACGATTGATTTTGAAACTTCATTCAAATCAAACTTCATTAAAATACGAGATACTCTTATATTACCACCTGAAGTGCTCATATCTTTTCTGACTTCTAGTATTTGGTCTAACCCAGCATTTGAAGAACCACTTGCTTGATAAATAGTTGTGTCTATATCAGGAAAAATAAAATAATTCATTAGTTACCTCCAGCTGAATCACCAACAACTCTTCCTTGAATGTCAGATGAAAATTTTAGTTCAAAACAACTTGGGTCTAAAGATGGAAAAATAATTCCCTCTTTAGTTGCAGCATTTATATCATAAAGGTTTCCAGAATAACCATCAGATTCTTTATACTTATTAGTTATCGAAACTGGAAGATTATTGGGATTATTACTTTCTGGTGGAACTACAGCTGATACACCTTCTACTAATGACAATTTGTAAGCTAAATCAGCTAACACTATTGGTTGTCCAATCTGCCACTTATCGATATCAAAGAATGATTGTACTTCTTGTATAGCTCTTAGAACTACTTCTTCTTTATTATATCCCACTTTGGTTAGTAAATCAAAATCAACCCCTATATTTATCACAAAAGCATCTTTTATATTTACAGCATCCGTTACCATCCTAAATTGAGTCAAGTAAGTTTGAATATTCTCTTTGACTGCTTGATTAAGTGATGCTAATCTTTTACTAGAATCAAATCCTAAAACATATAAATTAAGAGCTAATGGATTTTCAATTCTATTAGTATCGTTTTGATTAACAGAGTTATTAGCATCCAATTGTGAATCTTGTACAATATAAGCTTTTGCTACATTACCATATTTTTGTGGTAAAGCATATACTCTTGTTATATAATCTTCTTTTGTTACCGCTCTTTGTTGTGCTTGAAAATAAGCTAATGTGTTATTTTTAACTTCAATAACACTTTCAGCTCCTCTACCACCAGCAGCAGGTAAGGGATTGTTTACAGCAACTGAATTTCTAGTGGAATTTACTAAGGTTGATGATAATCCCGTTTCATCTAAAACAACTCTTGAAGATTGTATAGCTCTAATACTATTTGATACGACATTATGTTCAACTCCACCCCCATGTCTGTACACAATTGTTAACTGAGTATTGGATGGTGCTTGTCCATATGCTTTAGTAGAAAGAAAATTAGAGGGATCAAGAGCTTGTCCTAATTTAGATGGAGAGCCCGGTAGAGAAGAACCCACTTCATCTGGATTTGGAACTATCTCCTCATCAGGACTATCCGATGTTCCTGCTCCAAATCTTAATTCTGTTTTACCATCCTCTCTAATAAATGTTGTAAATCTTCTTGATGTCTTTAAAAGTTTTAGTAGATATGGAGCTTGGTCTGAGTAAGTGTATAGTTGGTCATCATTCTTAGATGTATTCTCCATATCTGTAAATACGGTATCTTGAGCTAAGAAAGGAACTTCGTACCAACTATTACCATCAGTATCCGTACAAGAAATTATTTCGGTTACATTTGAATTAGCCAAAGCTATTCTTTTATACTTTTCAGAATTGTTAAATGTGAAAAATTCTGTGGTTATATCTCCACTAACAACCCTAATAGATTTTTTAAGTAAGTATGTTACAGGAACAACATTTGATTCATATATTGTAGTATCCTTTGGTTCGTAAATACTTTCAAAGCTAAAATTACAGTCTTCTTGTGTAGTAAAAACCACTCCTGTATTCGATGTTAGTTCCATACCTTCTTTAACAATTAAAGCGTAGTCTAAATCAGGAGAGGAAACAGTATCAGCTCCTGTTCCACTTACTGAAGCTGGAACAGTTTGATATACATCTAATGTTGCTGTTGATGGTGTAGCCAATTTAGGTTTGTAACCTAAAGACTGCGCCATATTATACACTGTTCTTTTTTCCTCAGCAAAAGCCAATAGACTTTCTTTAAATTGATTATCCACATAATAAGAAAGAACATCGCCTACATAAGATGCCATTTCAATAAACATCATACCTGGTGATGATTCATTAAAATCATTATACTCTCTTGGAAAATATATTTTAGAAAATTCAATTAAATTGTCTTTGAAAGACTTAAAATCTTTATTTAAATATCTAACTTCTTTTACTGATTTTTTAGGTGCAGAATAAGGCATTATCTATCTCCATTTATTCTTAGTTATTAGAATAACTTTTTGTATCAATTGTTAACTTTTCAACATTAGTTAAATCTGTATTCAAAGAAAAGTGTAATTCAATACCAACTAAGTTTTTAGTACTCTCAGAAAAATTAATATCAAGTTTTACAATATTTACAAAAGGTAAGAATTGACTTACAGAAGATCTAATTGACTCTTCTATTTTACTTTCGACATCTTCTTCTTGTTCAAATAAGACATTAATCAAATCCGACCCAAATTGTGGATTTCCAAGCCTCTCACCTTTTCTTGTTAATAAAAGATTTTTAATATTATATTTAGATTGTTCTACCGAAGTTTTCGTTCTGCTAAAAAAACCATCACGATTATGTTCTAATGGTAGCTTTAAGCCAATATAAACATCTTCATCTAAATCATTTTCTATTACACTCATTACTTATTGTCTCTCTTTTTTAAAGCTTTCATCACTCCACTGTAATCTTTTGTTAGATTACCCATTACATCTTGAACTGCTTTGTTTGATGTATCAGCCCCAGCTGCTTGAGCAGTTTGTATAGCAGCTACTTTTCTTCTACTTTCAGCATCACCCATCATATTTCCATAACCCATAGCCTCAGCCATTTTTGAACTATCAAAAGTTCCACCACCCATTGTTGGATATTCATCCATTTCTCCAGCATTAGCTGTTTCATTTAGAATGTCATTTAACACAGGATTTTTTGTATATGTAACTTTTTCTTTAGGTTTGGGTTTTCTTTTAGGTAGAACTTCTACGACGCTATCTTCTACTAAAGTAGTTTGCTTAGCCATAGACTTCATTCCTTCCTTTATAAATATCTCTCTAACCTCTTTTTGTACTTCCTGTCTAACTATTTCTTTAATTAAACTAACTAATTTTGATGTTTTAGCCATAACTAACTCCTTATTGTTTTATATAAATATACTAAGATAACATTTCTCTTCTTTCTTTCCTAATTCTTTTGCCCTCTTTTACCTCTTCATCTAATTCTTCTAATTTTAATTTTGTTTTATCTATAAAGTCGTCTAAATTCTCTAAAATTTTTGGAACTACATTTAGTTCTTTTGTAACATCTTGAAGCTCTACTTGGACTTTACCGATTATATTCTTTTGGACATAAGCAGCAGCTGCTGCAGCTGGATTTAATGAAGAGGCTATGGTAGAAGCTCTTTCTGCTATTTCAGCAGCTTTTTTACTGGCATCTATAGACTTACGTGCACTATCAGCCGTACTGACTGTCTCATCCACTACCTCTCTAGCTTTTTTAAAATCGGATAATAATTTGTCAATTTTTTCAATTGCTTTTCCAACGTTCTGATTGCCCGAGCGAACTAATTCTATTAACAAATCAACTTCAATGTCTACCCTTTCACGTCTATAATCAATTTCTGTTTGTATAAGTTTTCTTAATGCATCGGATGTTTTACTCATTTACAATCTCCTTTTTATTATGTGTAAGAAGTTGAAATTGTTTCAGACATAGCATCAGGTTCTGAATATACTTCTCCCGCGTCATCTGCTACTGAAACATTTTTGTCATTAGCTATTCTAACTTTATCACTCAAAATAGATAATATTTTTGGTTCTAAATTTTCCATCTCCTTTTTAAATTCTGAAGCTGCTTTTGATATTTGTGCTGGTCCAACATCATCAGAATTTAATTTATTAGCAAATTCTTTGAGGATAGAAAATAAAGGAGAAATTAATTCTGTCAATTCTTTTCCTTTTACTAAAGGATTTTGACTATCAGAATCTCCTAAATTTATAGTACCATTACCTTCAACTTCAATATTGACAGAAGTTCTCGAACTTATATTTATATTTCTGTTTGCTAACATATGAATATCACCATCTGATTTATTTACATTACCATCACCTTTAGCATTAAAAACCAATTTATCAGAATTAATAGTTACCATATTTCCATTCATTATTCCACCTAAATTTGGAGGCCAATTTTTTGAGGGGGCTGCTGGAGATAAGACTTCTCCTGGTTTCTGAGTTAATCCTGAGG